GTTTCTGGAATAAATTCTTCCATGAAAGGCTCTTCGTAATAGTCATCTTGATAGTAATCTTCTTCAAAAAAAAATTCATCAAGTGCTAAATAATCATCCTGTACTTCAAACTCTTCTTCTTCAAAATAATCATCATTGAATGAGTATTCAAAATCCATTTCCTGTGGTATGAATGGTTGCTCTTCATAATACAATTCTTCAAAATATAAATCTTGCATGCCTTGTTCAAACGTATCAAGAAAGGTATCAACTTCAGCTATCTCATCTTGCGCAGCACAAGTGGGCGGTGTTTTCTCGTAACAATGCGTTACTGTAGTTACTGTTGTAGAGGATAAAGCTTGATAGTTTAGCTTGAGTTCGGGACGTATAATATCTGGTCCGCTGTGACCATTGTTCCAATTACCAGCAGCATTATCTATATCAAATGAAAATCTTGCAGTAATTGTACCGTGCGTGTTTTCTGGGTTAGGTGCAATAGTTAAAGTGTTAGAGTGTGAATTAAATTGATTATTATGATTAGTAGTATCTTCCAATATTATACTTTGAGTAGTTGTATCAATGCCGTTAGTTGCTGTTTGACGCATCTCAATTGTGCTTTCCCACTGATTCCACCAGCGTACTTGTGCACTTAACGTAGAAGTTAAACCTTGCTGTATTTCTTGTTCAGTTAATAGTCCTTGAGAATTTATTGTAGACTCTGCATACTTACCATCTTTACCGGTAAGATAAATGTTTTCGTTTATATCTGATGAATCAGGAAACATATCGCCTTGCCAGCTGCCGTCATTCCATTGTTGTGATAATAAATTGTCAGTAGTTACAGGATTACCTGTTGTAATAGTTTCTATTACTGTTGTGTCTCCTGGATGCGGAGTGTCTTCAAGAGTTACAGTCTGACTATTCGCTGCCGAGCTGAACAGGATTACCGCTGCCATCAACGATATATGCTTCCTTATCATCCATTGCCTCCGTAATCTTTGCATCAACTTTTTCCATGTATCTTAAAGTTTTTGTGTACTCTTCGTAGTCTGGTCTTTCTTGATCATACTTATTCCATTCTTCTAGGGCGTCAGTCCCAATTTTTCCATTGAACGGGCATGGTGTTCCCGCATGAGCCATGGCTGAGAACACTCTGGCATCTTGACAAAGTATGGATACCGCCGCAACTTTCATGTTAAAGTCGAACAGTAATTTTGATAATTTCATACGCTCACAATTCATATCTCGCTTTGTGATACCTATGCTTCCACCTATTAAAGGTTTTTGTATTCCAACCCCAACTCCAACAACACATAAATCTTGCGACATTGCAGATATTCCCGGAGATGATGCTGACGGCACAGTGCGTGTGTCGCCAGTGTAAGAATTATTGTTAGTTGTAGAGGTACTTGTAGTGTTGCTAGAACTGCCTGATTGATATGTCGTGCTCGAAGTACTTTCGTATCCACCTGTGATGGCGGTATTACTACCTGTAGAGTTTACTTGATCGTTTGTCGTGGCGCCTGTATTTGTAACATCTGCCATTGCATGATTAAACAATGCACCAAATACCCATAACATTACAATGGTAACGCCTACAATAATAAGAATGTTCTTCATAACTTCCCCCGGAATAATAGCTACCACTAGCAACTGTGCACGTGTCCCGACACCTCTGTGGTAGACGTTGCTAGTGATATTTATTTATACAACATCTTTAGATTTATGCATATTATTTTTTATAAAATCTAATATTTAATAAAAATTTTAACTATAAACTTAATAAACTTTTTTATATGCCCCAGCACAAATTCATTTAAAAACCACCTAACTACACGCATTACAATAAGTATAGGGCTAGATAAAACATCAAATATAACAAGAGCTATGTCAACTCCTGTATCTACTATGTTATCTAGATTAAAATATTTCTTAATTCCCCGTTGGGTTTTCTGTGAGGATTTTGACAATTCTCTTCCTCCCCATGTCCATCTCGACCTCGGCTTCTACCTGCACACATTGCATATAAACTCCTTCTTGATCAGGGCCTATGTTTTGCATAGCTGTGCGTTTGGTCTTCAAACAATCAGCCATGCCTTCGGTCGGCACTGATTCTATTACACCACCATTTACAATTAATAATACTGCGAACAATGTCTCAATCATGTGATATTCCATTCTGTCTTATCTTATCAAGTAGCTGTTCAACATCTATCATACGTTCTTCTATAAATTGTATTTGCATATTTAGTTTTGCAATTTCTGGAATCTCTGAATTAACATGAGTACGAAGTTCTTCTTGTGTTTTTGAAAGCCATTCCACGAGCATGTAAAGCTCATTTACTTGAGGTGATACCATTGTACCTTTAGGAACACCGTCAATAAATTCATTAGCAGCTTCCATGTCTTGTGCCATTAACTGTTGATTTGTCTCCAAGGTATTTAACCTTTCCTGAATTGAGAAAAAGCTCATTGTGCCTATTGCGACTGCGGCCAAAATGGCCAAAAGGTTACGAGCAGGGAGTGAAATTTGAGTTGAGTCTGAAAGTTTCATTTAACAATTCCATCTACGCCTAGCCTGATTAATTCTAGAATTAGGATCGTTTTGAGTTTTAGCAGATGATCTAGCTTTTTGTCCTGCTGATCGTGCACAATATGATTTACGTCTTTTTGCTGCTGCACTACCTTTTTTAACTTTTCCTGTAACCGCTGTTTTTAATTTACTGCCAGGGTTAGCGCGTCTGTATGCAGCCACACCTTTTTTAGTCATGCCTGCACCAGATTTAGTAGACCTATAATTACCACCTTTACCGGTGGTTCTTCGAATCGGGTTTTCCGTTCTAGTCGCCATTACGTTTTTTTAGGTTTTTTTGCAGTTTTAGCAGATGCTTTTAATGCTTTATCCGTAACAGTGCCTTTACCCGGTCTACTCTTACCTGCTTTTTTTGCTTTGTTTATATTGTAGTATAAACCTTTTTTAGCAAGTCTGCCGTCTTTTGTTCTATGATATCCTTTTGGTATAGCCATATTTATCTCCTTTTTTGGTAATTATACATTAATATTAAAATAGCTAAATAAAAAATATACACTCCGTAACCTGAAAAATCAATCATACTTCTGGCCCTTCTGGTGTCGGTACTAAATACCGTGACTCGCAGAAGTACTCAAAGCCTTTCATATCACCATTTTTATTGTGGTTTTCTAATAAGTCTAAAGTTAACTGTACTTTATTTTGAAAAAGAAATTCTTGACAAGCCGGAACTGAGTCAAAAGTCGCTTTATCATACTGGGTATAAATAATAGTATCTGTCCCTGAAAAGAACAACATTGCCGTAATGATGAAATACATTTAGCCCCGCAATCATTTTTTCTGATTGTTTTTAAATATGTCTACGCCCTTGAGTCCGTATATCGAGCCCACGACGCCGACAAATAGCATCTGGTACCACATCGGGAGAGCTGCAAATTGTTCAAAGAATATGTCTATTTTTTCTTTAATCAGTGGATCGTCACTAAAAACACTCCATATTAAAAGTAAAATCGGGAGCGAAATTAAAATAAGAACAAATTCGTCTTTCCATCCATTGTCTTGTGATTTTCTTACAACTTGTTGGTATTCAATTTCACCGTTCGCCATCTTCTGTGCATGAACCATAGCAGCATCAGACTCAAGCATCTTACGCTTTTGTCTGTTTTTCATAATATGTGTACCAGCACCAACTGCAAGTTTTAACACATCTAATATCATAAATTGTCTCCCTTCCATTTTTGAACATCAAAAGAAGGACATTCTTTTTCACTTATTTCGTTATGACCAATAACTTTGGCATTTGGAAAATCAACTTCTAGTTCTTTAACTGTTGCTAATAAACTAGTCCATTGTTGTGCAGTAAAATTATCTTCAGCAGAATTATCTTCAGCCATGCCACCCACCAAGCACAAACCAATACTTTTAGAATTGTATCCGGCAGCGTGTGCGCCAGAATCATTAATGTCACGACCTTTTTCAACATCTCCATTCCTTTTTATTACAAGATGATAGCCTATATCTCGCCATCCATTGCCATTGACATGCCAATCACGAATTGTATCAGCTCCTATATCCATACTAGGTTTAGTCGCTGCACAATGGACAACAATATAATCTGTTTTGTTTCTCGGTTCCATTAGCTTGCTACAATAGCAACAACTATAATAACGATAACTGCAGCAATAGCGATCTTTTTCTTATTATCAAGATTCATTACCCAGTCTTTTAGTTCGTTTAGTTTATCCATTTTTGGTCCTCCTATTAATAGTTATTAAAGTATGATCGTCCAGGAACAGCGCTAAAACTAGCTCTATCTCTGTCCTCATCCATGGCTCTTTTAAACTCTTCTTCGTATACCGCTTTTAAATTAGGCATCATTTGCGGAGCTTTTTTCATCGCAATATAATATGCCATTCCAGCTGTTAAACAAGGTAAAAATCTAAAAGGAACGTTTGGATCATCAGTTGGTAGATCAATATCATCTAATCTTTTTAAATAATAATATCTTATAGTATATGTAGAAAGATCAGGAGTTGGATACACATACAAAGTAGGTGTTGTTGTTCTTTCAAAATAAAATTGTGATGGTTTACCTTCTGAATCTTTACTAGGTAACATTTCATAATCTGCTCGACTTATTCTAGATAAAGTTACATCAGTATCATCAGCATCTCTTACTGATACTTCTAATACGTCTACAATATTTGCATTTAATGCATAATCTTTGTCACTAGCTGTTGTTGATTGTGTACCAAGAGTTACGGTCCATAAATTAAGACCACGGTTGGCCCACTCAGCCATAAGAAGATTCATACTACGTACGGCTGTACGTAAGTCTTTACCACTTGTTTCTTGTAAGCCACATCGTTCGTAAGCTTCTTGGATAACCTCAGCGGCGTCCAGATTAAAATCTGTAGATCCTGATACAGCCATACTTTACTCCTAATAAATCTTTTGGAATTCAGCTATAATTGTGTACATATTACCAGCATTTGCTGTACTTGGAACTACAAGATTAACATCACTTTGGTTACTATTACTAGATTTATCTGCTGGTATACCACCAAACTCTCTAAAGTCCCAATATCCTGTTCCTGTTAATCCAATAACTGGAATATCTCCATCTGAATCTTCTTCATCAAGACGAGCGTAAGAATCTCCACCGTCCCCTGTGTCACATGCAAACCAAACTCTCATTAGTGCTAAGTGTGCTACAGAAGTTCCATCTGCGCGTGCTGCCATTGCTGAAACATCACCGAATACGGTTGTTCCACCCGAGCCATCTGATTGATTGACTATCTTAATCGTAACACGATTATCATTTTGTTGTAGGATCGTTGGTCCTGTTACTGTATCTGCCATATGTTTCCCTCCTTAATCAAGAAACTGTGGGCCCGAAGGCCCACATTAATTAATTATTATCTTTCGATAATTGCTGTCACGTAATCAACAACTAGTGATTTAGCAGCAGCCGCACCAGCTTGAACAGCTATTGTTACAGTTAGCTCTTCATCATCTGGTAAATTAGTATTAGCTACAGCTACAGGTTCTGCATTATTAATTGAATAATAAACAGATCCTCTGTCTGGATCAATAAACCAAGTTGCAGTTATAAATGTGTCATCTGCCATTGTAGCAATAGCAGCAGATTCAGTTTCTGTACCATTTTTTTCTACAACAAAATCTAAACTAGCGTCGCCGTCATCTTTACCAAACCAAACACCATCTGAAACAGCATCTATTGCAGTTGTGTCTGTAATTGTTAATCCGATAAGCATGTCAGATTGGGTAGCATCACTTAATTTAAATCTAGCTGAAAAGTAAGCTCTTTTACTAGTGCTTAATTTAAAGCCTTCGCCTTTTAGTTGCAGTTCTTCCGAATCGTTATCTGCATCGTTAGTTGTAACGATTAACGCTCCTCCGGCTGAACTTGTTGCTTGAATAACTTCTCCTGAATCACTACCACCGTCAGTTGACGTAACAGTCCAATCAGTTGCAGTGTATGTAAAAAAGTCATTAAAATAACCATAAGATGTTTGATCTGATGGTATTGGTGGGAACATTGGTTGGTCCTTCTTATGCTTTGTTGCAACAGTATTACCAGCCCAATTTATTATGTTTTGAAAATGTGGGTTTGCCATATTTTTAATCCTCCTAGTTTTGTTAATGTAGTCCTCTAGGCAGTCGACTGCGTGCGTCTACATTAACTAAATTAATCGCAGTGCAATGAATATACTCTTTTAAATTCTTAAATGCAAATAAAAAGGGCGGCCGAAGCCGCCCTCAATTTGTTCTTTGCTTTTAAGAATTAAGCGCCTGGTGAACCAAAAATACCACGCCAGTCAGAGAAGCCGAAGCTGTATCTTTCCCTAGCTTTGTATTTAACGTTACCAGTTTCGAAGTCACCTTCCATAGAAGTAGCAACTGCTGCTCTTTGGAAATGTTTCATCCCGTTAGGTACATCCGTCTTAATGAAGAATGCATCTGTGTCAGTTAAGTAGTTGTTCACTACATAACCTTCAGGAATCATACCCATGCTTTTCACTGCGTTAATATCATTATCAGAAGTTCCAGTTCTACCAGCAGACTTCATAAGTCTTTCTGCTGTGAATTGTAAAGCTGATGGAATGATCATCTTACGAGCTTTGGCAGCAACTTTTAGACCTCTATCATCAGCAAAAGCAGCAATGTCGATCATTGCTTGCTCTAATGATGTTTCGTTAAGGTCTGCAGCTGTTGACAATTCGTTCTTTTGGTTTCCACTAGTTGTTGAGTGGTCAGTAGCGCAAAGCTCCTTACCATCACCGCCAGTAAAACTTGAATCAAACGCATTGTTTAATACGTTTGCAGCTTTTACTTGTTTAGTGTGTGCCATTGAACGTGCAAGTGCTTTTGTATAACGAGTGCTGACTTTGTCGTAAAGGTTATCCTCTACAGCCTCTTCAGTTATTGAGAAAGCAAGTGCTACTGTCTCGTGCGTATAACGTGCTGTGAATGACTCAGTTGCAGAATCAAAGTTAACTGAAGTTCCTTCAGGCTTAACTGATGCTGCACCAAAACCTGATAGCATTACTTCTTCTTCAAAAGCTCTATCAGAATTTTCTGTGTCAAAAATTTCAGCATGTTGGTTTTCGTATTGTGCGTACTCTAGTCCGAATAGTGCATTCAAACCAGGTTCTAACTCTTTAGCAAGTTGTGCTCTGTTTATAGCCATAGTTTAAATCCTCCTATACTGCTGTTATGAGTTTATACACGTGCTCACCTGTGCTAAATACACAATAAGCATTTGCATTAGCAGCACTAGTATCACTATTTTCAGGATCTTTTGAGATTCCAATTTGTTTGAATCCAGCACCTGTACCAGAAGTAGAGGTAGCAAGTTCAGAAGTAGAAATACCAGTAGTTGTACTACCAGCAACTCCTGCAAAGTCCATAGCTGAGTGATTCATAGCTGCTGTTCCAGTTCCATCATGTTGTGCTTCAAACACAATATCAGGATCTGCGTAAACATACGCAACGATATCAGAAGCGTTTGTGCTTTGTGGATAGTACGCGTTGTATGTTGGTTTACTTGTTGTTGGGTCAGTATAAAAACATCCACCGAAAACACCTAATTGTTGTGTATCTCCAGCTGCTGCTTGTTCAATACCTCCAGCTGCTACTGCTTCAACTACTTGTCCAGTGAAAATATCACTTGAGTAGTTAGCTGCTATAGCATACTCTTCAGTACGCATCTGACCGCCACTTAAATGCCTTGTAGGTCTAAACCCAAAGGCTGCGTCTTGATTTGCCATAATTATAGTCCTCCTTAGACTAATAAATTATTAGTTATTAATCCAAATCTTTGAACAATGTTGTTAGGTGTAAAATCTATTTAGATTCTTTTGCACCGCCAAAGCTTACTCTCGATTGCCTACTTGGATTGTCAATAGGCATACTAGGATGCTGCTCCCTTAGAAGATTGTTATCAACAGATTCCTGTTGTTCCCGCGTTTGTTGAGCGAAATACGCATTTCGTTCCTCAACAATTTCTTCAGGTATTTTGGCTAGCAGTAATCCACCTACGGATACGACGCCTTTCATTGTGCCGTCCTCAACAGTTGGGGCTTCAAAATCTCCAAGTTCTTCCAGTCTAACTGGTTCGTATCCTTCTCTCATTCGAGCTGATACATTCTTTTTGTCTTCTTGGCCCATAACTTCAGCACGAATCCAACGATATTTGAATCCAGCTGGAGGAGTTGGCGCGTCTAACCTAGATGGTGGTCGCCAAGGCTGCCTTCTGGCAGTTTTCTCTCTAGTTTGAGATGAGCGTGAGGTTCTTGTTTTCTTATCCATATGCTACTCCTTCACGTATTTAGCGTATTCTTCTAATGGCACACCTAGCTTTTTAGCGATTGCAACCTGTGAGGGTGTGAGTCTCACAGTTCGTTTTCCTTTGTTGGAAACTGACTTTACCGCAGGAGCAACAGTTTGGTCAACTGTTTTTTTGCTTTTTTCTGCTTCAAATTTGTTTGGAAATTGTTCCTGTATCTGACGATCTATTTCTTCATAATATTCATCTGATCTTGGATCATATCCTTGCTGCTCAACAAGTTTTCTATGAATAGCAAATGCTGTATATGTCATTGCTTCATCTTTACCAAACCACTCATTTTTTTCTGCCCAAGATTGAGCTTTAGGATCGGGTGCTGGTGTTTGCGGTGCAGGTGCTACCTGACCGCCTTGATCATAATTAACAGTTGGAATTTCTTTTTGTTGTTTAAATTTTGCAGCTTGAACTTCTAATTGTTCTTTTTGAATTTTTGCTCGTTCAGCGTCAAGTGACGCACGTGCAAGAATACTTTGTGCTTCAGCTTGTGCGTTAACGTCATTTTCTTCAATTGCTTTTTTTAATCTTAATTTTGCTTCTTCAACCTGTGATGTTGAAGCAGTTTCGATTGTTGATGCGTAGTTTTCATTAAGCGATTGTAGTTGTGTTTCAAGATCTGTTTGTTTATTTTTTAAACCAGATGCATATTTTATAGCAGCGTCTTCTCTACGTTCTGCTTCACGAAGTTTGCCAACAAGTTTAGAAATTCGTTTATTAACTTTTTCACTATACTCATCGTGCTCACCCTTGTCCGTTGACGGTTTTTCTTCTTCCGTTTTTTCTGGTTCAGGTGCAGCTTCTTCCTTTGGTTGTTCTACAACTTCTTCTTCAACTGGTTTTACTTTGGATTCGTCTAATTCAACATCAACGGAATCTCCGCTAGTGTCAATGGGAACTAGTTGTTCCTCTTTTACTTCTTTTTGTGCCTCAGGCATGGTTCTTGTTCTCCATGGTTATTTAATTTGCAAGATCGACTACATATGTAATATGTCAGTCGGGTCCTGTATTATAGCAAGAATTTCATCATCATTCAAGAGTCTTAAATCACCGCCATCAATTTTTAATCTTGACCCCGCATAACGTGCAAAGATCACCCAATCACCTTTTTTGCACCAAGGTCCTTCAGGAAACTTATTTGTATCTGCATACGCATCAGGACCAGTAGATAACACATAACCGCAAACGGTTGCTAACTGCTCTCTTTCACGTGATTGGTCAGTTAAAATAATACCACCTTTACTCTTCTCAGCACCTAAATAAGGCAGTATTAATACTCGCCAACCAGTAGGTTTTGGTAGTTTTTCAGCTATATTTTCATCAATATTGTCAGGATCAATGTACTTTGACTCTCTTTCACCATAAATATCTTCAACTTCTTGCTGTTTTTGCTCTATTTCAGCAGCAGTTTTGCCTTCTTCGTCTATTTTTGCCTTTTGTTTGCGTCTAGCTTTAGCCATGCGCTCTGGTAAAATTAAATCAGTCATTTTTTTCTCCTTTATCTAGTATTTCTTTAATTTGATCTTCCATTTCTTCTAATGCTCGGTAATGTCCAAGCATAAAATGATAGTCGTGCTTTTCTGTAGTGCTTCCTTGCATTACATATTGCGTAGTTTTTTCTTTCTTATCGCGAATAAGACGTAAAATCTTATCGCTTAACCATAATCCGTCCATAAATTCTTATAATTCTGATCTTATTTCCTTATATTTGTTTAATATACTACTAATTCCGTTATTTACAACCTCTTCATCTTCCATAACCATTATTCCACCACGCATTTTACCTACACGGCCTCCTTGTTTAAGACCATAAGGATTAGTTGCTGTTTGTGTTGTTGAATCAAATTGATAAGTTGGTAATAAAGAATTTACGCCAAAAATACTAGTATCAATTGATGTACCTGGAATAAAAGAATCAGGTCTTTGAATTGTAGTTTGATCTATAAAAGGTTGAAAAAAAGGAACATTTAACATTCTTGCGTACGCATCTGTTAATGATCCTGTTCTAGATACATCAAAATCCATTGGTGTATAACCTTGATAACGTTGTGAAGCAGCTGCAGGTCGATTTAATGACGTTGACGCTTGCGTTCCGTGTTGTTGCATTTGTTGCCTTTGAATTGCAGCTTGTTCAGCGTCTAGTCTTCTTTGTTCTTCAATAGCAGCAAGTCTTGCGGCTTCTTGTTCTGCTGCTGCTTGGGCTGCTGCTTGGGCTGCTGCTTGTTCAGCTGCTGCTTGTTCTGCGGCTTCTTGTTCTCTTAATTGTACTATTGCTGCTTGTTCAGCGGCTGCTTGAGCCGCTGCTTGCTGTGCTGCTTCCTGTGCTGCTTGCTGTGCTGCTGCTTGCTGTTCAGCTGCTCGCTGAGCTGCTGCTCGCTCAGCTGCTCTTGCTGCTGCTTGCCGTTGAGCTGCCATTCTTTGTCGATACTCACGCATGCTTTCTCCTGGATAACGTCCTGGGTAACGTTGGTAAAACGCTGCAAGGCCGCCTCCTCCGCCGCCTCCTCCTCCTGGCCGTGAAAATCCTCCGCCAGAAGGTTGATTAAAACCACCCATACCTGCCGCGGCAGCCCCTTCCGCAAAACCATTTAAACTTGGTAAACCGCCAGGTCCTTTATTTGCTTTACCTTTTAAAGAATTATGTAAATCCAAATCTATTAAAACATCTTTTTCTTTTTTAGTAATATAAGCAAGTTCAGTTGCCGGATGGTCAGGAGATGATTTCCATTTTTTAGGAACGCCAGATACGGTAGGTTGTTTACCTAAATAGTTTAATACTTG